TTCTTAAACTCTCCATATCGAACTCAAGATCTACCTTGTTGCCTACACCAGAACTCGAACGTGTTTTCATTGCTTGTATCTGATATCTACCACGTTCTTTCATAGCACGACTTGTAAAAATACCAAACACGTTGTCTGCAGTATTAATTTTAGAGATACCACCTGCAATATGGCTATGATCAAACTCAATCTCTTCTACTGCAGCCCTGTTTAACTGCGAAGCTGTTACAAATAGAATATTCATTTCTCTTGCCAGGTTACGCAGTTCTTCAGAAACATACTTGTCTTTTACAAATTGGTCGTTGGGCGATACTTTGGCACTCACTGGCATTAACAAATCCAAATAGTCAACACACATAAAGTCAATGCCTCTGCCAGTTTTGATACTCAATTCTTTACAGAATGCGCGAATATCATTTACATTGCTCTGTGCTGGCAAATACTTGATCTGCAGATTGCCTGACTTTTTCTTCATCATCTTGATCTTCATTTCCACTGTGTCAAGATCTTTGAACAGTTGTTTACTGGCTGTGTTAGTAAGCATGCTATCCACACGCATAGCAGTCAAGCCTTCGCTAAGTTCTAAACTAATGTACACACCATTTAGCCCTGCTTCCATCCAGTTGCAGGCCAAGTTCTGCATGAACAAACTTTTACCAGAGCCCGAACCTCCAGCAAAAATTTGCAGTTCTCCTCTGTTGAATCCACCATACAACAGTCTGTCTAGTGCTGGCCAGCCTGTGCTGTTCTGTCCGTTGTTGTCTTTGAGTCCCATTAGTCGACCTTTGGGATCTGCCCAATAGTCTGTGCCCATGTCTTTAGCAAGTCCGATCTGTATGGCTTCTTTGACCATGCCTTCGATTGGACCATACTCGCCTTTTTCGATCATGTCTGCACTTTTAAGGATTGCCCGACTCAATGCTTTGTGTCTGGAAAATTTTTCAAAACTGTCCAACAACCATTCGCTGTGTTCACTGCCTACACTGCTGGCATCATCAAGACTCACACCGCAACTTTTGTTGACAATTTCTCGTTCAGGAATAACCTTGTATTCATCTACATAGTGTTTGACAAACTCTGCGGCCTGTACTAGATCTTTTTCAAAGTTGTTGGGATCAAAGATTCCTTGACAACGACTGAAACTTTCGCTGTCTACTAGAAACAGTTCAAGAAAAAGTTTTTGTATTTCGTAATTAAAATCATTCATAGTTTCATTATAACGTCTTTGTATAGGTCATGCAAAATAAGTTTTTGCCAATAGTTCTTGTTTGAGTGTGCCCTGTTCTACACTGTCTAGTATTTTTTTGAGAGTATAGATTTTACCGTAGTGCTGTACAGCATCGTTTACGTCTTTGATTTCATCTTGATACCAGTTGGGGAAACTTACTGCCCACCCATATTTAACTGCTTCATTGACTAGGCCTTTACCACTTTGATCTCTGTCAGGAACCACTATTACTTGTTTTCCTAGAGCATTGATTAGATTTGCCTGTGTGTCGTTTACTTCAAACCCTAGCACAGCAACACCATCAACTGCAATTGCGTCAAATGGTCCTTCTACTACCACCACAAACTTTCTGTCTGGATGCTGGTGATCTAAATTAAACACGTACCCGGGCTGACTGTCTGTGATATATTTTGGCTTGCCTGCAACAATCTTTCTAGCAGTGTATCCTACAATTTTGTTGTGATAGTAAAACGGAACTATCAGTCTATCTTTGTAGCCAATCTTATTGGTCCAATAAAAATCGTATTCATCAAGATAGATACTTCGACTGTGAATATATTTGGCCACTTCGATTAGACTTTCTGGGAACTGATCTGTTCCTTGCATGTCAGCAATTTTTACTGCACCTTCTGGCAACTGTCGTTCTTCAAACAGGGGAATGTCTGGACGATGCACATGCTCGACATCAACTAGTTGTTGAGTACGCATTGCTTCTAAACTAAGGCGTGTGATTTCACTGTCGCTTACACCAAACCATTTCAACAGTTTACGCATTTTGTGAGAAAGATTACGTCCCGGTGTGTAGGACCCTGTATAACCACAGTTAAAACAATGATAACTTATACTGCCATCACCGTTGAAAATAATACCACCACGCTTTCTAGTATCTGCACTTTCACCATTGTGAACACAACAAGGGGCATCGAAACTGATCCACCCGCTAGGAGTTTGTTTTCTTTTGGCTGGCAGAACACTAGTAAGTGTAGACTGAAGACTATTCATACACTTAGTTTACGATCTAATTAGAGTTTTGTCAAATGTTCCCGTGTTTGCATTGTCTGGATTATGAACCAATCTGAGTTGACTGTATACACCATTGATGTTTACGTATCCAACTCCAGTAGCATCTGTAAGTGTTACTGTCTCTACGTCAACCCAAAATCCTGTGCCTGTGTCCGAGTCTAGTGTTGCCTGTACTCGCAGTTCACCTGTATACTCTGTTGTGTAGTAAGCAACAGTGTGTAACGGATTGGTTCTTTTGAATTCTGGATCAGCATCGACTACACTGGATATGTAATCAACGCCTTGATCGCCCGGCAAGTAGTAACCGTTAGTCAACGGACGAGTAAAGTCTGTGTTAGGTAATTCAGCACTAGGTGTAAATGGTGCATACACACCATCTATAATTTCCAAAGTACCCTGAATGCCATAATAGGTATTTGCATATGTGGGGTGTTTGCCGGTTCCATTCACTGTTCGTGACACTGAAAATTTATAAAACTTATTGAGTTTGTCAGCAACGTCGCTTTCAGTTAACGCTAACTCAACTACTCCTTTGGTAGTTGTAGTGCTTCCATCATCTAGTGTAGTACAGTTTTTATCAAGATACACAGCCCCAGTTTCTGGATCAACTAGATGAAAGGTAAAAGTTTCTCCGTTTACATCTATAGGCTTTTGGTCCTGGTTCTTTACTGTGAACTTTATGGTGTTTGTAACACCCTTCACTATTTGAATATCTTTTTGGTACATAGGTGCATATCCTTGTCTTACACTAGGCTCCAGATCACTGAATAAGGTATAACCGGTTTCATAAATATATATTGGTAACTTGAGCATTTGAGTTTCCTTACTTTATATTTATTGAGAACTTATGTCAAAATTACAAGAAGAACTACAAGAAAAATTCCCCTTCCTAAGTTGCATTAAGCACGGTGATCAAGAATATGTAGGTATCATTATCAATCAAGATCAAAACGTAACCAGCATGTATGATTATTCTAATTGTCGAGGCGACGAAGAAAAGTTTCGTCTGTTGGAATCAGGTGATGCGTGGTGGTGGGAATCCAACAGAAAGATACCAATCAATATATTTTTAAAAACAGAAATGACACAGTTTAGACATCTTATCAAAACGTTTGCAACCAAAGATGTCGAATTAGTATTTGGTCCATTGGTTAGACTACACGATATATCAGAAAAAAGAGTTAAACGCAAACATATCCAGTTGGTAAGAAAATTAAAGTAATTCTGCTTGTTCACACAATAGGTTCATGTGTACAACAACTGCTACTGCATATGCAATACCGTGAGCCTTTTTGAAATAATAAGATCCGTCGTTAGGCTTAATCCAAACTTCTTTTAACACTTCCTGCATTGTTCTTCCAAGTAGATATCTCTTGGCAGGTCGTATCACTGCTAACACTGCGGCTAGTTCCTCTACAGTACGAGGATTCATTTGTCTTAATATCTCTACGTGTCCATTTACATGGAACAACAGGTTGACAAAATCTTCCTCTTTTAGCAAATCCCATAACGGTTCAACTCCTGTGTTATGAGGTTTCATTTCGTTTTTTTCGAGCCGACTAGCACGAACATGTTTTAGTTTTTCTAATACTGCTGTACGATCATAAAAGTCAATGTCGATATCTGGCATTAGAGTTTGCCTTCTACTCTGAGTTGTGCTCTAATTTTAGTTGCACTAATATTGTGAATTTCTTCTCCAAGATCGTGCTGTGTAAATGTGTATCCTACACCGCGACCATAACTAATATCTACAATGTTAGGTACTTCCATTATAATGTATTCTTCGCCGTACGTAAAACCTTCTTTTAAAAGTGCTACACGAATATTTTCTTTTACAGTGTGAATATCAAAAGGATTATCATTCTGCGCCGCTGTACGTCCGCCACCTGCGTCTTCGCCAACAATCCCTCCTACATCACGAATCATAATGCATACTTGACCTGTCTCAAGTAGTGCTTTCTTAAACAATGCTGTATGACCGTCATGCCACGGTTGCCATCTGCCTAACATTTGTGTTGTAGGTTTTCTTGAATCAAAACTCATTCTTTCACTCCATATTTAATGTGGTTATACCATACTCGTTCGTGTGCATAATACAGCACAAACTTAATAATTAAATCTGCTACAAAGACAAATCCTACTGCCTTTGGAGGCAAGCCAAATGCAAAAGCAATCAATGCTGTTGTAATACTTGCTATGATACGCCATGTAACTGCCTTGGCTAGATGACGTTTCTTATTAACTTTTGTTTCCATGATCTATATATCTCTTAATAATAAATGCTAACTGTTCGTGTGTATCGTTGAACCACTTAGCAACATGATAGTCAACATCGTCGGTGTTTGGATCCACAAATACTTTGTTAGTATCCTCAAAACGTCCTTCCTTAATAGTATCCATCCAAACAGTGAAGTCTGCTCCAAATTCTTTCCTTGCTTCCGGAGTAGGTGCAACAAAGTCTGCCACACAAATCTTACCGGCTTTAACAATACCGTCTGCTAGATATTTCATGCGCATTGCTTGTCGCATGCGTCCTTCTAGTGTAAAGTCCCAGTCGTTATATTCTTTTCGAATTTCGTCTGCATTAATATGTGTAGCAC